ATTTTCCAAAGATGCGCCGCTTGGGTAGAACCACCAGATCTCGCCATACATGCTGTTTGACATTGCAAACGCCTTGCTGATTTGCGCGCGGTTCATGTCGTTGAACACATAGTCTGACACGTCGCTCGGCAATTCCTGAACGCGTCCGCCAGAGTATGAATAGAATGAGTTTACGCCCATCCAGAAGCATCCTGCGTCAACAACCGCATATGCTTGATCTGCTGCAAGCCCACAGGATGTGCCGACACGCTCAATGCCATAGACGTATGGGGGGCCAACATAGTTTGCAACGTGTGCGTCGCGGGATGTCAGCAATAATGTCTGGCCTTGAACTGTCGTGCCAGCCATCAATTGGCCATTCGTGTTTAGTTCAAGATCACCTGCCTCGTTTGTCGCGGCAGGCGTCCATGTTGTGTTGTCTTCGCGATCAGACCACTGAACCTTGCGCGGGTTTCCACCTGCGCCAAGGCAGAACAGAAAGCGCTCTGCCGTTACGACGATTGCACGGTTAGATGTTGGCGCGTTTGCTACTTGAGCTGCAATTGTTGGCGTTGCCGTGTCAAGCTGCCACTCATAGACCTTGCCATCGTCTGAGTTGCAGGCCAGCAAGTATTCGCCCCAAGGCTGCAAGTGCCATGACGTTGCAGGTTGAATGCGCACAGTGTCAGGGCGAGCCACGCCATATGCGTAATATCCATAAAAGCCTCCGCCGTACCCCGTAAATGCAATGGCATCCTCACGGCCTGCAGTCAGGCCAGTTGGGGTGATGTCATATGCTGTGCCGCCAGCATCCCAGACATATAGCTTGTTGTAAGTGCCAGACGCGATGTATCGGTTATCTGTGTTGCTTGTCCAAGTGAGCATCCCGCGCAGCTTTGCGTTTGCCGCATCATCTGATCTTGTGCGCCAACCGCCTACTGGACGCATAACCCCGTCGTGCCAACGCACAAGGTTTGTGTCGCGCCACCGACCCTGTGATTGAAGGTCTGTGCCATTACGATAGACACCCGCAGGGATATTTAGATCAATTAGGGCCATTGCCGCCTCGTATGTAACGCGTTTCTCGCAATATAACACATTGCGCCAAATATGCAAAAGGCCACTGCGAGAGTGGCCAAGTGCTTAGCTTTTGGAATAATTATTCCGCCTCTGGCAGTGTTGCCTTTAGCATGTTTATGAATGCCTCACGTCCAACATGCATCTGATATAGGCTAAACTCCGCGTTGCGGATTTTCTGATCCAAGCTATTAATGTGATTGATGCACTTCTTGGCTTCATCGCTCAGTTGGTCTGGTGTGTATTCTTTGTCGTCGATTGTAATGATTGGCTTTTGTTCTTCACCGCTCATGTTGATCTCCTTTAGGGTTTTACCAAGGCAACCCAGCCTCAGTAGTTGGGTTTTTCTCTGCATCAATCTTTGAAGTCAATGCAGCTTCAGTTGCGTCCTTATCGACGCTGCCGTGAACCCAAGCTAATACGTCAGCTTCGGTCAGGTTTTCGTAAGGCACAAAGCCCTCTGCTGTTGGGTCAGGGGTAAAGCCTACTGTGCCATAAGCAGATGCGCTGTGGTCACCGTCTACTGCTGTGCAACGCCAGTGTGCGACTGTAACGCCACCATCAGCAGTGTTACGTTCTAGGTTTGCGATTGTCCATGTAGCCATGATGGTTTCTCCTTAAATAGCTGCAATGATGAACGCTAGAAGTTCACTGTAGCGAACACCCATGCGTGATTTTTCTTCGCCAGTTTCTTCGTCAGTCCAAGTAGTGTGAATGAACATGGCGTAGTCACCAGCGTCTAAACCTTCAGCCGCAAATGCAGCTTGTAGGTCTTGTGCGATGATACCAAAGTGGATACGAGCATCGTCACCTTTTTCAGCTACAGCATCTTTCCAGCGGAATTTGCGTAGTAGACCTTTGGCGGCTACGGCTACACGTTGCTCTGCATCAGACAAAACGTCGATGTCCTGCTTTTCATTGCGGTCAGATGTTTGGATTGTGCCGTTGGTGGCGTAGATGTCGTCGAAGCGTCCTGAAGGATAGCCAACGTCAATAGCATTATCTCTCAATGCACCAGTTGTTGTAACTGGAGCAATATAGCTATTGCCTATACGAAGGCCTGCGTCTGTTCCGTCTGGAGAGGCGATATAAATAGCGCCACCGTAAGTCCCAATACTCCCCACAGTGGCGCCGTCTTTGCTAAACTTCGCTATATCGCCATCTGAGTTTAAGCGATTAAGAGATAAAGCATCATTGCCATCACGAACAAATATTGCGGCTGCACCCGCTCTTAATTCATGCCCCGCTGTTGAAAATGATGCACTCGTCTTGCCCACCAGCAAGTTACCGCTGCTATCGATGCGCATGCGTTCTGTGTTGTTAGTATCAAAAGCTACTGGATGGTTAGTGGTTGTACCAAAAGATATAGCTCCATCAGAACCGTCATAATAAATTTGAGAAGATACAGCACCATCAGACCTATCAAATGTTGCTAATGCTTCTGAACCTGTATTAGTAGATTTTACATGAAGTTTTGTACTGGGCGAACTCGTCCCAATGCCAACATTACCGCTGCTGGAGATGCGCATGCGTTCTGCGTTGTTGGTGTGTATTTGAAGTGAGTCATTTGTGTGGTCACTAATAATACGCTGTATGTTAATATCGTCAGCATCACCAAGATTTAATGTTGACGAGCCAGTGTTTGGGCCTGTTATAGAAATAGATGGACTTGATGAAGTTTTCTTTACTTCTAAAATAGTAGTTGGCGAACTCGTCCCAATGCCAACCTGTCCGCTGCTGTCGATGCGCATGGCTTCTGAGCCGTTGGTGTCTACGACAAAAGAATTAGCAGCATAACCCACTCTGTTAATGCCAGACGGACTTCCTGTGTTGCGGAACTGAATAAAAGAACCACTAGTATTTGCGCTTTCCACAACCATAGATGGGTTTGTACCAGAAACGTGCAAAGCATAAGCTGGCGAACTCGTCCCAATGCCAACATTTCCGCTGCTGTCGATGCGCATGCGTTCTGCGATAGTGCCAGAATTTCTCGTTTGAAACGCTAGAGCAGCACTACTTGCGTTTCCTCCAGTCTGAATAGCTGAAATACCAGCAACGCCCGTTGTAGTGCCAGACCATCCAGTGACGTCAAATTCAATGCCAACCGTTTGATTGGAAGTATTGGAAGAGTTTTTACGAGATATGATTAAATCACCCTGCACAGCAGATGATGAATATGTAACACTATCTGTTTCTGCTACATCAAGTTTTGCTGCTGGCGAACTCGTCCCAATGCCAACATTTCCTGCGAGAAAATAACTGTCTCCGTAGCTAGACAAAAAAACGTCAGAGTTGCCACTGCTGTCTTTTAAAAATAACCCTGCACCGTTAGTTGCATTGTAAAGACCGCCAATTTCTTGACCATCTGTGCGATACATTCTGTAAGCGTAATTCCCTGTGCCTATAGTTGCACTTATTGCGCCTGAGTTATTTGTTGTGCTTCCAACACTAAGTGCCTCAGCACTCGCATCCCAGAAGAACTTTGGCGTGGTGCCTGTGTCCTCGTAGAAGCTGATGTCGCCGTTATTGTCGATCTTTAGTGCATTAAGGTTAGATGCACCATATTCAAACTCCAATGCCCCACCAGAACTGTTGATACGGTTTTGGACATTGCCACCATCCTTCATAATCAACGAAGAAATCTGACCAGCACTACCTGACCGAATTAACTCAAGAGTTGTACCAGAGGTAGACGTTATTTGTGCAGTACCACTACCATCCACAGTCAGCCCATCGCTGGTCAAAGTACCCGTGATGTCTACCCCAGTGGCGGTGGTGGCGAGTTTGGCGGCGTTGTCGTAGTAAAGTGTTACTGCACCATTGTTAATTGCAGACAAGTGGTTTTCTGTATTTGCTGGATTTGTAATGTAAAAATTTGCTGCGCTTAGATGTAGATCACCAGTGCCATTATCAACAATATAACTATTAAACCCATCATGGTAAATCTGCAAATCAGACCCAGCACCGAAGATCGCCTTGTCGCTGTCGCCGAAGGTCATATCGCCAGACGATACAAATGACGTACCTGTGATTGTCGTACCTGTAATAGCAGCAGCAGAACTACCGCCGATCACTGTTCCGTCGATTGTACCTGAATTAATATCAATGCCAGTGATAGCACTTGTGCCATCAAATAAATCATCAACTTTGTCCCAGTTGGAATTTAAGTATCCGCCCCAGCTATCTTCGTCTGCGCCGACAACTGGTTTCTGAAAGCTGTATGTCGTTGTATTTGTTGGCATCTCTATCTCCTATGCGGCGTCAGCCTTATGCGGCGTTAGCCTTACGCGGCGTCAGCCCAAGTTTCACTTGCTGCTGAGGCTGTTGTCCATTCCGAATTGTCAGGGGAAACGGCAGACCAGACCTCGGCTGCTTGATTTGCATCTTGCCATATTTCTGCTGCGGGATCAACATCTGTCCACACTTCGGCTGTACTAGCCTCTGG